TCTTCCATGCCGTCTTCATCCTTTTCATCCATACCCTGACCCTTACGCATTGCTGTCAACTCAAGGGGGCTGCGACGACGATAGCGCCGACCATAACCCTTGCCGGTGCCCTCTTCATAAACATCAACAGCCTCAAATGCTTCTTTAGCGTCTTCGTCTAAAACGTCATAGTCTTCTGATGAAACAAGCTCGCCAGCGTCCATCATTTCCTTGAAACGACTATCGGTAAGGAACATTGAAGGCTTTTCATCATCAGGGGCACGCATCTGCGACATGAGTGCAGCGGCCTTTTCTGAGATAGGATCAGCATCTGACTTTTCTTCCACGGATTCTTCAACCGCATCTTCAACGACCTCTTCAACAATGTCTTCAGCATCGTCCTCATCATCTTCATCAGACTTAAAACGGAACACCCAGCCCATAGGCTCCTTGCTCTTCTCGTCCATGACCTGAACCATCTCATAGCCCTTCTGCTCATCAGCATCAAGAGACATGAAAGCTTCTTCGCTAAGCAAATCGCCAACTTCCATTGACTCCTTGAAACGAATGTCAGTCATAAACACAGACGGTGCGTTTTTCTTCATATCATGCATAGCCTTCTCTGCGGCAGACATGCTTTCCCCAGAATCGATGACTTCGCTCAAAGCTTCCATCTTCTGAAGGTCTTCATTAAGGTTATCACTCATTTTTACTCCTGTATCCTTATAGAGAATATCTTACTGAACACCCTCGGTGGTGTCAATCGGTCTTGTTACTGTTACCTCAGGCTCAAACGCTAATCCCGCAAGCGACACAGCGACTTTTTCCATCAGTTCTTCTTCTGCAAGTTCTGTCGTAAAGTGGACATCAACGCCATCTTCTGACTTAAACGAGAACACAGGCAGGCCAGACATAGCGCCGTTAACAGCCAGTGCTTCTTTCTCTGAACACTTGACATGGACAACAAAGCCTGAAGTCACCTTCTCGCCCTGCTCGCCAGGACGAGACATCGGGGCTTCAGTCAAGAAGTCTTCGACCGCACCGATCAAAGTCAACGTGGCCTCACGCAACTCACCGGCACCACGAAGCTTCAGCATCTCATTGTAAGCCATAAGTAGCAGAGCCATGGGGTCCTTAAGATACTCAGGCTTCTTGCTAGGCATCATATGGCCCTTTTCTTCGGTCCCACAAGAACACCCTGCAGCCTTTGCTTCTTCAACCTCAACCCCAGCAAGGTAGTTGTTATGCGAGTTGATGTTAGCGTTACCATCAAACTTTTTAAGTGCTTCTAAATACTCTTCATGCGTTTCACACGGCATGTAACCGCCGCCATGTGAGTGATAACCAGAACAACCAAAGGTCTTAGCCCAAGCAAGAGCAATATCCGGGGTAGCCCACGAACCCTGCTCATCATCAGCATCTCTCACGCCCGCAGGCTCTTCAGCATTCTTTTCGTCAGTATCTTTAATCATCATTGAAGGGGGTGCCTCCTCCCCTACCGGGGTGTAGCTTGTTGTGGGCTTTACACGTGTAGGCCGACCAACCTGAACCTGACCATTTTCAACAGAAATCGTGGCGCTCCATGTCATGTCTTCGCCTGTTTGGAATACAACGTTATTTCCATCCATTTCAATAATCTGAACGGGCTTACGCAAAGCCTGAGACAGCATTCGCCCCAAACGCTCTGACATTGCATCCATAGTACTAGCAGGGCCGTCTTTATCTTCATCCTCAACGTAATAGCCTTTGGATGCCTTGCCCTTTTCATCATCTTTAACAGAAATCGTTGCGGTCAACTGATTCGCTCCATGCAGAACAGGAGAAATTTCGTACAACTCTACCTCTTTGAGAATGTTAGCTTGCTTAACTGCATCAAAATCTGCAGTAATTGTCTTGTAACCAATTGACCACTCTTGCTCATTGCCGTAAAATGCAACATTTGCAAACGCTTCACGACCACGTTCAGTATTAAGGTTGAACTGAACCTTAGCAAACAAGCCACCAACTCCAGCCTGCTTCATCTTTTCAGGCAGGCGTGGATCAGTCTTAGGGACTTCGTAAATCTCTAGAACTTTACCAATTGGCTGATTCCAATCGTGGCCCCAAACAACCCGTGGTTTGCGTCGCTTCAGAGACCCGTTAAACGCACCTGCGATAACGATGTCGCCAACAGAATCTTTATTTCCAATACCTGACACAAACGCTTCAACGATGCCTTGAGCCTTGTCGATACCAATCTGGCCTGAAATAGCCTTGAATTGGGTGTCGTGCTCGGTGTCATTTAGTTCTGCAACAGTCATAACTCTCCTCTGAGGACTAGTCTCCTATGTGATATTGTACAGACCCAAGGGGGCGCCCAGCCGCTACTATATATAAATACTTATATATAAACTACCTGCTGAAGCGCAGAATACAACGACAATTGATCGTCAAACCGGGCGGAGCCAAAGGGTCTTTCGGGAATCGAATAGATACACCATTCACAAAAAACGGCGTACCAACAGCAACTTTTTCACCATGTAACTGCCTATGAGCAGACCTAACCCGCTCATCCATTAAAGACACCCACTGTTTTTGTACAATTTGACCCGTTCTTTGCTCTTCCGCAACTGCAGAATCATACAAGCCTTGATTGTACGGACCCAAAACAGCAGCGTCAACAATCAACTTTCGACGCTTTGTTCGGAGTTTATTGAAAATAGCTTTTATCAAAGAATAGGCTAAAGCAATCTTTAAAGCGATATCAACGTCGCCATCATTCTCATCAGTCAATTGTGCAGCAGTAACTAAAGCAGCCGCAACTTCTTCTTGCGTGGTTGTGTTAAAATTATTGACTGCTGCTAAATGTTCAGATGTCGCTGCTTCTGACACTTGCTCAGAGACAGGAGCGCCATATCCTTCTTCAATATTGTCTTCAACCGCTTTACGATACGTGGCTGCCATAGAAGCTAACAACGCAACAGTTGACGGTGTAAGTAACGCCACAGGAATTGCAGACAGAATTAAAGCAACAGAGCCACTAGCAATTGCAGCTTGTACAGCATCGCTATCTAACTCATCTAGAACAGCCTGCTCTTGATCGTCAAAAACTTTATCAAGTTCTGAGTTTAGTCTGTCTTCTAAAGAGCTGACTGTGTATAAAGTTTTAGTCTTCCAGTCGGAAGCGTTTAAGAGAGAAGGTCCTCCAGCAGCGCCAGTCTTCGTTCTAAAGGGAGACTCTTCTCACCCTCCTGGCCCTCCTCGTCCTCCTCATCGTCTAGTTCGCTAGGAACTGCACTTGCGGGGGCTTCAATCTGCTGGGTTCCTTGAACGTCACCCATCGGAACAAAAGCGCCTTGTTCTGGGCTAAACTCTGTGACCTGCTGCTGTAGAGCGGCGGTAGCTTGCTGCTGAAGAGGAACACCAGCTTCAACAAACCCACCATCAGGAGGAGCGGGAGCAGCAGGAGCACCACCAGCCATTGGGTCCATACCGCCCATGCCACCCATGCCAGCCATACCAGCATCAGCACCCATGCCAGCCATACCAGCATCAGCACCCATGCCTTGATCCTGCTGTCCTTCAGGCTGCATAGGCTTTTCAGTATTAGCAACAGGAGTAAGGTTGGGATTAGCCAGCAGTGAATCAGCAAGCTCAGACTCAACCTTCTTACGGGCTGCCGCCTCTCTATACTCATTAGTACTAATCAGCCCCTGCTGGAACTCTGACAAGTAGTGCTTCTCTCGCTCCTGCTTCGACAGAATCAAAATCGGAACATCAGACGTATCAAAGTCTACAAAGTATGACTCATCAATAGCGTCAAACGAACGAGCAATAAGATTCAAATGAGGAGTCATAGTCTCCATCCAGAAGACTTTGCCCTCCTCCATCGCATTAGAAAACGTTCGATTAGCAGAGTTACCAATAATCGACTCTGGTACACCAAATGCCGCTAAAATTTCTTCCTTCGTAATTGTTCGCATCTGCTGATACGCAGCATCACGAGGACTAGCAGCAGTATCCACGAAATCAGCGCCATCATCTGCAGAAATTACACCGACCGCACCAGCTCTACCAATATTCCCACGGAAACGAGACCGCAACTCATCTTTATCTTCGTCAGAAATCTCACTACGCAACACAAGCAATCCACCGGGGCGCCCATCATTAATCAAGAAGTTTCTATTGTACAGCTTAGCCAAAGTCTCTTGCTCAATCGCAATACCAGAAGCCTCCATCGGAGTCATTGACAAATATGGATCAAGCGGATGAGGTCTGCGAATCCAAATCACATCTTTAGGCTTAATGATCCGCTTCTCCATAGCATTGATCTGAACTTCAAACCCCTTAACAAAGTTCTTTACATCAGGAATTGGAGAAGTATTCTGAGGCGGCAACAAATGCATAGCAATAGGCGTACCATCTCTAGATCGCACAACCTCAACAAACACTCCTCTCGTGCTCATCATCAACTGCGAACTCATTCTATAACGAAATGCCCAAGCATTCTCACCAACGTTCGCCGTGTTGTTGAAAATCTTCAGAATAGGGTTATCGGTTACAATCTCCCCAAAAGGATTATTGTCCTTACGAAGAATCATGGGAAGACTAGCTTGGTTAGACGCAATAACGTCAATTGAGCGATAAACCCAAGTTACCTTAGCAACAGCTTCTTTATAAGTCTTAACAATATCCCAGCCATCGTGATAGCCACGATTATTGTTCTGAATGGTTGGACTGTACGCAACAGGAGCGCCCACAGCAATCTGTGCCGCTTTTTCTGTAACCCCTGATTGAAGTGATTTATTTGAACTAGAGTTCCACGCCATTATTCAGCCCCTAATAAGTACCCGTAAATTCCACAAGCAAGGCCAGCACTTGCCAGCCCCCATCCCAAACTTAGTATACTAATACCAAAGCCGATAAAAAGAATGCCAGCGCCCATACAAACATGAGCAGCTACAGAACGGGACAGAAATTTCTTCATAGGTATACTTTACCGTGAAAACCTCTAGGAGACAAGCAGATATGTCAGTGCAAACTCAGGATTGGGAAAAAATTAGAGAGTATCTAGAGCCACGGCGTTCAGAATACTGGGTTGAAGAACCCTCACTAACTCAGAAAGTATTCCTAAAATCCGTGGGACAAGAAGTCATGTTTGGTGGTGCAGCAGGCGGTGGTAAGTCTTCCGCCCTAATCATGGCTGCCTTACAGTACGTAGATGTCCCAGGTTACAGTGCAATCCTATTCAGGCGTACATACGCTGACCTTGCACTACCCGGCGCTCTCATGGACCGTTTCCGAGACTGGATTATGCAATACGACGACGTTCATTGGAACGCCAACCAGTACACCGCAACATTTCCATCCGGCGCTAGAATCACCTTCGGGTACCTAAACAACGTAAACGACTACCTTAGATACAAAGGTTCGGAATTCCAATTCATTGGCATGGACGAGGTTACAGAAATTCGAGAGTCTGACTACCGATACATGTTCTCTCGTTTACGTCGTCCCGCCACAGGACCTCTTTCAGAAGTGCCACTACGAATGAGATGTGCTACAAACCCCGCCCCCAACTGGGTCCGACAACGATTCCTCGTAGAAGGTGAAAAGAGCGGAAGAATCTTTATTCCTTCCATGCTCACCGACAACCCCGGAATTGATCCTGACTCTTACCGGGCCATGCTTCAAGAGCTAGACCCTATTGAAAGAAACCGTCTTGAATTTGGTGACTGGTGGGCAACCACACTCGGCTCAATGTTTGACCGAAACAATTTGGAAGTCATTGAATTTACAGAAATCCCTTCTTTCAGCAAAGAAACAGAGATTGTGCGCTTCTGGGACTTGGCAGGTACGGAGCCTACTGCAAGCAACCCTGATCCTGACTGGACAGTAGGATGCTTGGCGGCGTTTGAAAACGGTGTGTTTTATATTTTGGATGTTCGAAGAATCAGGGCCAAGGGCGACCGTGTAGAGAAATTTGTTCGAGACACCGCAATTGAAGATGGGCCGGAAGTTCCAATTCAAATGGAGCAAGAGCCGGGGTCAGCAGGCAAAAACCTTATTGATCAGTACGCCCGTTATGTTCTACCCGGATACGACTTCAAAGGTCAAAGAGCAACCGGTGATAAAGTAACTAGAGCCAAACCTTTTGCCGCAGCAGTAGCTAACGGAAACGTAAGGCTTGTCCGGGCTGACTGGAA